TCGTCATCATTGACTAGCCCAAACGCAACGAACAAGCCCCAATCCGCAGAGCGCCCCTGTTTGCTTGCAACATAGCGCCCGATGAGTTCTTTCGGCTCGGTAATGATCTTCATATACCTGCCCATCCGGTTTGATACACAACGTCAGTTGATGCCCATTCAATCTGTATGCCACCGCTTGCGCTTTTCATCTGAATGCCGCCGCAGTAACCGATGCCAGTAATGCCTTGCCAGTTGTTCGTAATCGTAGAATCTGAACCCCACAAGCCAACATCCCATAGCGACGTGCCCCAAACGCCATAAGTCTGCGGGCTAAACGAAAGTGCAGCAGTCGTGTCTTGAATATCAAAATCGACGTTCATGCCGACAAAAATTGCCGGTTGTCCGTTTGTAAAAATGCTAGGTCTTGCGCGAGTGAAATACTTTTTAACGCCACGCGAACCGTAATAGTTGAATGCTTGCAGGGTATTCGCTTGGATGTTGTTTGAATTGTCCTGATAGTCCAACGTCCACGCTTTGCCTACAAAACCATTTCCACCAAAGTAAGGGTCATCGTTGTAGATTTCCCAACAGTTAGCATTCCAGTTTGTGAAGTTACACCACGCCTTAGTGATGTTGTTCATCACATACTGCTGCTGTTGCGATCCTTCTGATACCGGAACATTGACAAACAACGCATTGTTTTTTGCGTTGTACAGAATTTGCCAGCCGAAGTTGTTTTGATAGGTGCGCGTTGCCTCTGCAAATGCGCCCTGTATCTTGTCAGATAGCGCAATCCTTGGATCAAGCCGCGAACTTTGCACCGCAGACGCCAACGGATACAAACCATCAAGGGTCAGTATCAGCAGGTCGCCGGAATACTTGAACATGCAACGCTTGCCGATCGGAGTGCCTAGCTTCCACACGCCAATGAGCGCCCACGTCGATGCAGAAGCCGGATCAGTTCCGCGATAAGCAACAACTTCGCCTGTGCTAGTGACAAACACCAAATTGTCATCAGCGCCATAACCAGCGTCGATAGTCCATGTGCCGATTGATACAAGATAGCCACCAAAGCGACAAATTGAACTTAAGTCAAACTGCTCAGCAGCGCCACCAACTGAAGAAGTCGGCAAGTACCATGCTTTGAGGGTGTTCTTTTGAATGAACCATACTCGATTTTTAAACAGCGTCACATCGTCAAGCGTTGTCGTTGTAACGCCCGTGATTGCAGGAGTCGAAGCGCCTGTAATCGAAGTCCATGTCGTGCCGTTGTATAGCAAGGGCGCATCGACGCCATTTGCAGCGTACATGAATGAGCCGCCAGGCGTAGAAACGTTGACGTATTCCCACCGGCTGTTAGTCAGTCCTGAGACAACAGCAGCGCCAACAGCACCGCCTGCGGTAACGTCGTAAATTTTGCCGCCAGCGACTGCAAACAGTTTTTCAGCCGAGCCCCCCGAGTAGTTGAACAGGCTTTCGACTTGTCCTGTGATACCCGTTGCATATTGCTGATAGCCGCCTCGCAGATTGACGCTTGAGACTGTGGGAAACATATTCGTAAGCTGTACCGCGTCGGTTGGCTCCATGTTGGCAAGCGAATCGCGGGCATTCCAACCACCGATAGGCGCAGGCAAGGAAGCCACTTGCGCGGCTGTGCCTTGCACCATCATCCTGCGGCGTGCGCTGATTGCCATCAGTTTGTACCGTAGCCCGAATCGGGAATGTTGTCATAGCCGATCAGGACTGTACCGGGGCGCGGAGCGAGCGACAGATTAGCCGACGACATATCGAGCGCTTTCGCGGCTTCCATTTCCGTCAGGAAGTTACGCATCATCGCTGTAGTGTCAAAGCCTTTAGCCTCAAAATACTTCAGCTTAGTAGCGTTGACCATCAACCGGTCAGGATAGATACAAGTATCGGTGTCAGCAGTGAATGAGTTCTTGACTGTGCCATCAGCAGCAGCCGCCCATCCCTTGCTGCGATACTCAAAGCCTAGATATTCAGCCGTAGACATACCCGGCCAAATTTGGAAATACGCACCCAACAAACGCCAACGGATGCGCGGGCCAGTTGAAATATAGCCCGACAGCAACCATTCCCATTGCTGTGCATCTTCAGGGCCTAGCATTTCCCAATGTTTCGACCGGTCCCACATAGTTCGGGGGACGAGGCTTTCGTAGTCAGAGGGAAGCGAGTATTTGATTTTCTGAAAGTACGCCGTAGCACCTGCGGCGCTTGCAGAAAAGTCTTGATTGACTGTGACTTGCGTTCCTGAGTCTACAGAAACGATATAGGTATTCTGATTGATGCCTGTGCCTTGAACCTGATACGTCGTATCAAGTCCCGCAGTCGATGCCATTGTGATCGTGCGGGCTGCGGTCGTCCAAGTGCCGGTCGTTGTGATGTATTGCGTATAAAACGCGTTTTGTTTTGTCAGTTCCCGCCAAGCGTGGCGACGGAGAAACTCGTACCCGTTCGCGTTCATCAACGCGAGAATTTGAATAACGTCTTGGTTCGTGTTTCCTGCTACGCTTGTCGGGGTTGCAACGCCAAGCTCGTTAGTTACTTGCTGCACTAACTCCAGCATCGTTGTCGTTGACATTCTCTTTCCTCGGTCGGCCAGGCTTGCGTTGCTCTAAGAGCATCGCCATCTGCGCCTTAAGTTCTTCAAGCTGTGCGCGGGTTGCTTCCAACTCGCTACTCGAAACCTTTTGGTTCTTGTTTAACAAGTAATTGCGGGCACGTTCGCGCAGTCCCACGCCACCCATGCCGATCCGTTGAAGCTGATTATCGCTTGCCGTTGCAACTTGTTCAACCGTCTGAAACTTCAGTATTTGCAATTCAGCCAGTTGATTGTCCGTCAATTCGTCCGGACGATCTTGAAACCAATCTTTCAGCGGCGTGCCGATAACCGGCCCATCGTTGTTTTGCATTTGGAAATGCAGCCACTGGCGCGGAAACCTTTCTTTATGATCGTCTCGTACAGGTTGATCAATAACCGTGGTTTTGTCGCCAGGCACAATGATTCGGACAAACGGCCTTCCCTTGTAGGGGTCTTTTTCGGACGTATAAAACTCAACGTAGAGTTGCGAGTCTGCATTGTTGATATCTGAATCGAGTGGCATCTTTCTCTCCTGTGGGGATTAGGTTTTTGTGCCGTTGATGCTGTACCAAAGGCTATTAGTTACTGCAAAAAAAATGCTTGTATGATCTTTGCTGATACTTGCTGAAGTGCCCTGATTTATTGTTGACGTTGATTCATAGGGGTAAACTTTTAAAGTGCTGTTACCCGAATTCGCAACAAAAATTACAGCGCCCATTTCGGTCGGGGGAAGCCTTACGCCCGTTCCTGCTGTTACGGTGTCAACAGAATTATAGACCGCTGTTAATTGCGTTGCATCGCTGCGCGTTGATCCCGCAGCCACAATATCATCTTTGCCGTCACCGCAAATTGAGACAGTCGAAAGCTGGCTTACGCCTGATCCTAAAACGCGGCTCGGGATGCTCATTTAAACCCCAAAACGCGCAAATCACGCTGAGGCACATGGAAAAATGGTTCTTCAAAACGCACCATTTTGTAACCCGCTTCCGTCATCAAGTCCCCGATTTGCTGCTTAGAGTAGCACCAATGATGCCGCATCGTATCAGGTTCGGGCATTCCGAACAACGCTCGCCCTATCAAGTCATCGTTTCTTACGCCCTGATTCCATAGCGCGATTACATTGTCAAGACACGGCATTTCAAGCGACAACTGACCATTCGGCTTTAGCACTCGAAGCCATTCAAGTAAGGTTTCTTTCACTTTTGGCGTGGGAATATGCTCAAACAAATGGATAGCTGAAATCTCGTCGGCATAGTCATCCGGCAAGTCAAGTTTCGTTACATCCGAGATTAAATCCTGATCCCCAATGCAGTCCACATTGATCCAGCCAGGCCAAGACCTGTCACCCGCGCCTAGATGGAGTCGAACACGCTTTTCCATTTGCGCCCCAAGGTTTCCGGTGAATAGTGCTGCTGGATGTATTGCTGCCCCGCCCTCACCAAAGCGTTTAATTCGCTCTTGTAGGCATCAACGAACTGCAAGCCACCCTTGACAGGCCCAAGGTAACAAAAGTGCCTGAATTCCTTGTTTATATCAATCTTACTCGCTATTACAAAGCAACCCGCCATGATCGCATTGATGAGCCTGTTTGCGCTTTTGTAGGTTTGTTCTTTACTTGGCAAAATAACAACATTGCGTTGACGTAACAAATCCTCCTGTGCTGCCGACGACCACGGGATGTATTCCATTACCTCATTCGGGCCGGTGCAGTAAGCCATGTCGTAACGCTTTAACATTGGCCCATAGGGCAAAATCTCAGGCAAGTTTAGTTGATGCCCAAGCCACAAGAATTTGCCGCCCTCGGCATGGGGTTGCCCGCTGTTTTCCCAAGTGTCGGAAATTACTTGGGCATCCCTTTCCGCAACCTGGCGAATTCGTCGCGCCATTTCCGCAGTTGGACACACCACTGCATCAGCTTTTTGAACCATTTCAACATAAATTTCCCCTAGCTTGGGGTGCGAAAAATGATCGTCGCAAATATCTACGACTGCTTTTGCACCCCTAGCTTGCACCTGCTCAAACATCACTATTTCATCGGGCTGCGGTTTGGAAAAAACCGTGATATCCGCGCCCCTAGCATTCAGTCTTGAGTGATAACCGCAATAAGCTGAAGGCATAGCCGCCCGCAGTCTGTACGATGCCATGTCAGCACCGCCAGCATGAATAAACGTCACGCGGCGAGTTTCCATTCGCTCCTAACCCGCAGGATTTCGGCTATCAGCCCATCCCCCCGCGCTTCTATCGTAATGTCAGGCATGACAGTAAACACCAGTTGAAACTCGTTTGCTTGCTGCGCCATTGCCATGTTGCTTACAAACCGCTTGCGGTGCGGCGCTTCGCCAACAAAGATTTCGATAGTCTTGCCTGCCTTCTCGCCCGTAAATCGTTTAGTTCCATCTTCACGGATGCACGAGTCATAGCCGTACAGTATGAACTTGCGAAAGCCTAACAAGTAACCAATGTTTATAGCCCGTAGGCCGGAAGTCGTGCCGCCGCCTACTGCAAGCCTTTTGCCTATTGCTTCACATTCAGCGTCTTGCGACCAAGAGTGCCATAGCAGCACGTTCTTATCAGCCAGCCAATCAAACATCACCGGCGGGCAGCGCGAAGCCACCATGTAGACCGTGTGATCGTTCTTTTTCTGAATGCAGTTAGTTCTGTCTCGTGGATCAAGATCGATCCACAAATCAGGCTCTATGCCGTTGTCGCATAGGAAATCGTGCGCGCCTTTAATAGCGCAGATCGTCCTGCCCTGCTCGCGTTGTTGCCGTATTTCATCGACAAATTCGGGCATGGATGGCCCACTCCCGATTAGCACGAGTGTTCCATCGTGCCGAGCGGGAGCGGGTTGTAACTCAGGAAGTCCCCGCGCAAGCGCAGAGCGGATGTAAGCCGAATTTTCGTCAGGCGTACCAGCAGCCTGCACAGAGATTTCCAGTTTGTGCATTAAGTACCTGCGATGCCCGAAGCGATGTGCGGGTAGCCTGCAATGCAGGTAACAGCAGTCGCGTTAGAAATCGAGGAAGTTGCAACGAGGCCAAACACTGCGCCACCCGAAACAACAGCGTCATCCAGCACGCCGGAAGTTGCAGTGGTGTAGAGCGGCACGTTCGGAGCGCAGTTAGCAGCCAGGTTAACCATCACCTTTCCGCCCATTTGCACCCAACCGTAATAGCCCGAAGCGATTGAAGTCTGAGCGAAACCAACGCGCTTGCAAGTTGCTGCGAGCGTGGTGGTCATCATCTGCGCCTTTTGGGTGTCATAAATTGCGACAGCCGCATAGGTAGAGATTTCAGACAGAGCCTGGACATAGACGGCTTGACCGCCATCGGACAGGTTGACAACCGTACCGGTCGTGAATTGCGCAGTCGAATCCACGTTCGTCAGGGTCACACCTGCGGTATTACTTACGCTGAAAGTAGGCATGTTATTTTCTCCTTAAGCAATCAGCACGCCGCAGAACTGCGGGCCGCTGCTAGTCAAGTTACCGGCCCAACCAATCAGCTTAACGATTGCATCTTGGTTGACTGCTTGGCGCTCGCCACCGATAGGAACAAAGTTCCGGTCAGCGTGCGGACGGAACATCAGATATTTGGTGTTCAGGAAGAACATGTGGTTAGCGGTTGCAGAAGAACCGATACCACCATCCAGCACCACATCCGAAGCCATACCAGCGCCGAAGTATTTCAGCGAGGCAAAACCAGCACCAGCCATCGACGAACCGCTATCGGTAATACGCTGGATCGCTTGCAGCGACTGCAGGTACAGACGATAGTAGTTGTTGTCAGCCACGATCAGATCAGGCTTATCAGTACCACGGATCAACTGAACCGCAACCGCATCCATGTATTGCTGGATGTTGGAAGCCGAAACAGCCGCGCCGCCATTCGACACGCCGGAATAAGCAACCGAGCGCCAGAACGACCAAGTAGCACGGTCAATGCCGCCGTAAGTACCAGTCGACGGGCTATCAGGCACAGCAGCGCCCAAGCCGGTCAGGTTCTTACCTGCGTTACCAGTGCCGTCAAGGTACAGGTCGCCGCTGATACGGTTAGCAATCTGAGCCTCGGCAACAGCCATACGACCATCGAGCAAGTCGATGATTGCTTCTTTGCCGCTGTTCTGAATCATTTCCAGGCCGCTGATCGAAACTGCCGATGCGTACTGAGTGATTGAGAACTGTGCTGCACTACCATGTGTTCACAAGGATTCGTTACTTCCTTGTCGCCCTTTCGGACTGCTGCATATTTCTATGCAGAGCAGACTATCTCACAACCCTTTCGGGTTCTTTGCACTTCGAGCCACTTGGCTCTACGAGGAGTCACCCTCTAGTCGTTACACCTTCCCTTGCGGGCTTGGCTCGGTATTGCCTTCAACTTAATGGTCAGGGTTTCACCGAATTCACAAAGTTATTCAGTGCAGATTTCTCTGCAAGGCCACTAATGCGTCAATGGGACTGTTTTGGGACACGTTCAACACTTCATAGCCGCTATAGCTGTTCGTGTTGTTGGTAGCCGAGTCGTTATACATAATCTCTTGCAAGATCACGTTACCGCCTGAGAAGGTCTTGACGTTTCCGCGTTCCTTCAGTCGGCGCAACAGGGCGTTGTTGTTTGTTACGTTGTCAGCGAGTTCACCAGTACGACTTTGGATGTTGGTCGCAATGATATCGCTGATAGCACTATTGGCAAAAGCCATTATGTTCTCCTATCAGTTTTTAGAGTCGATCCGCTACGCTGTCAAATTGTTCAGCGAGCAAAGACCGTCGATCTTGCGCTTTGGTAGCCGTTGTCGCACCGGGTGCGGCGCTTCTGACACTAACCGCTGCCGCTCTAGCCTTCTTCGCAGCTTGATTCGCTACGACCTTTTGCTGAGTTTCAGTTTGGGCTTGTCGGCTCTGCTGAACTTGCTGATAAAGGTTGTCGTCTAGGCGTATTGCTTTTTCATACGCTTCCTCTAATGTCGATGCCACACCGCTTTGCAGCAGCGAAATCATTGTCGGTCGCGCTTCTTCAAAATGCTCAGCCTTCAAAGCGAAACTGTTAATCTCGCCCATCAAAGACTGATTCTGCATCTGCTCTTGCTGCTCTTTCCAACTCATCACCTCGCCACGAACTCGATTCAGTTCTTGTTGAAGTGCTGAGATATTCGGGTCAAACGGTTGTTGTTGCAACTCGCCGCCCAAAGTCACACCGTACTGCTGTGCAAGCCGCATAAAAAGTTGTTGCTTTTGCTGCGGATCGCTAAAACGTAATGCATGATCGGCTTCCATCAAAGCCTTAACTGCTTGCGTCGGCTCAATGTTCAGCCCACGGATGGTATCCATGTACGGATTCAGCACCTCTTGGAACTGATCCGCAAGCCTTGCTTTTTCCATCAGGGGCTGAACCCCTGCTTTCATTTGTTCTTCGCGCTGCCAGGCGTATTCCTTCATCCTGTCGTCGGCAGTCTGCCAAACATCGTGATAGTCTTTTTTCCACGATGCCGGGGGGCGTTTCCACACCGGTTCTTCTACTTGTTCAACAGGCTCTTGCGCCTGCTGCATCATTGTCTGTTCGGGTTCTTTCGCCGCGAACTTACCTTGCTCGTCGCGGGGCACATCTTCGCGGGCAGTCTCGCCTGCGGGTGCGCTTTCAACTTGTTCAAACTGTTCCAGCAGCTTTTCTCTGCGGGTATCTTCTACGGGTGCAATAGCGTTCAGATCGGACATTTATCTCTCCCTGTGGGGGTTGCGGGTAAATCGTGCGTCGTCGCGCAGCTTGTTCAAAATCCTGTTTGCTTCTGCGTGCGTAATATTTGCTAGTTGCTGCCTTAAGACTTCCCTGCGGTTATCTTTGACAGGCGCAACTTTTGTTTCCATCTTTTCGTTGCCGACTTCGATGCAGCCATGCGCTTGCAAGTGTTCCCTGTGTCGGCTGCGGCTCGTAATCATTGAGCCGTCAATCATTGACTGATAAGGCTGAATGTCGGGCATTACATGATGCACAGCAGTCGGTTGGTACTCGCCAACTTCTATTGCTTCACCGTCTACATAAATCCAGCGTTTTCTCATAAAAGTAACAGAATTTCCTCATCGTCCGTTTCGATATGCTGATTCCATATCTGTTCAGCATTCTTAAGATCGGCAATCAATTTATCAAAATTAAGATTGCTTGTCAAAATCTGTTGTTTGGTTATGTATTTCAGCGGTTCGACGACTTCGGGGATATCTTCCTTGCCCTCCACAATTCTTTCATACAAGGCAAGAACTTCTTTGCGACGCTCCTCCCGTACCGCTTTTTCTCTTGCAAAGCGATCTTTCAGTTTGTCGCCATCATGGGTATCAAGGTCAATCAGCGTGGGGACGTAATCCCACGTCGCATCGTCCCATGTACCGGTGTCCCATCCCCCGTTCATACAGCGATTTCAACTCCCACCGCTTTACCATCAGGCCCGCGAATGATGCGTTTAGGCGCAGCCATGACATTCAGCAAGTTGTCAATCTTGCCCGCAGTCTGATCGTGCAACGCCGCCATGTCTTGCTGAAGTTTCTCGACGTTTTGCAGCGCCATCTGCACGCCCGTTCCTAGCTCGGCAGTCATACGTTCAGCGGATGCAGTTGCAGCCTCAACAAGCGGGATATCCACGCCAGGATTAGCCCCAATCCGCGCAACGGTAACTTTTGTTGCTGCATCAAGCTCGGTTTTCCAGCGGTTGTATTGCTCCTCCATTTCCGCTTTCTGCCGCTCAAAGTCCAGTTTCTGAGCCTCCATCTGCGCCCGCATCTGCTCGATTTCGACTTCGCGCTGTGCTTTTGCCTGTTCAAGTTGCAATTTGGCCTGCTCGACTTGCATATTTGCCTGCATCTTAGCCTGTTCAAGCTGCCCTTCTGCCTGCATTTTCGTTTGTTGCAATTGCTGATCGGCTTGCATTTTGAGCATTTCGGGGTTTTGCTGCGGTTGCGGCGGCGGTCTGTTGACGATTTGGTTAATGCCTTGATCGATCGCACCCTCCAACTGACGCGCACCCTTAAACGAGGCGACCATGAACTTCATTGTCTCGCCAATCATCGGCACAAGTTCCGGCGCTTGCGTACCTAGCGGCAAGGCTTCGCGTAGGAATGATCCCAAAGCAGAAATAAACTCAGCCCGATCCCGCTTCATTTGCTGTTCGTCAAGCTGAACGAGCGAGTCAGCAGCCACTTCAACGCGGAAATTCCGTAGCGGCTTGTCTTTCAGCAACGCCAACGCTTGCGGGACAAGCTGCTGATCTTCGGGCTGCAATTGATCCGCTGCTGCGTACATGAGAATCGTTTCGGGCTGGAACTTAGTGCAAATGACCTGCGCCTTGAGCCTAAGAAGCCCCGTAGCGAACAGCGCCACATCCTCCTGCATTGAGCGCAGCCGAATCGAGGCATATTGCCCCTTAATTTGCTGTGCTGTAGCCGTTTCAGACGCAAAGGACGATCCTCGGATAATGTCCGAAAGACCTGTAATTTCGTAGATTTGATTTTTGATCTCAGTCCGCGCCTGATAGCACTGGATCAGCGTCTGAGCAATCATGTCGATGGGCAGAAAGTCAATCGCGCCTTTCAAGCCGCCTTTTTCACCAAACGCCAGCCAGGTGTCGACCGGCAACAGGGCGTTATTCTCGCCCTCAGTCATCAGTCGCTGCAATGCGGGCTGTGAAGCGTCATACACGCCCCTAACGCGCAAAGCCTTCACCAAGCCATCTATACGGTCGCTAAGAATATCAAGCTCGTTAGCCTGATCCTGATACAGCACGAAATCAGGAACAGGCACGAGGGTGTCGCTCGTCATCGTCGCAAACAACGGTTTCGGGCAGGGGAAGAATCCTTCTAACTCTAGCGGGTCGTCGCGTTCGTCAATGATGTTAGGCATCGACTTGCTGAACCAATAGACCTTCCCCGTTTCCTTGTCCCAATATTCACAAATCTTCGCGCGGGTGTGTTCCTTGGTGCTTTGCCCGTACTGCTTAAGGGTATCAGGGCCTGCGTCGAAAGGAATCTTGTTGCCGACTTCCTCGCCGAAACGCTCAATCAATGCCTCTCGGGTCATATACACCCAACGCCAAACAGCGGTTACTTCCTCCCAGGTACGCGCAACCGCATGGCCGAAGTCTTTCCAGTGAACATAGTCAACGGGAGCGCATTCGTATTCAATCTGCTCCATTGGTTCTTCACCGGCCAGCGCTTGATTTCCGGTTTCCGGCTCGTCTATGTCCTCGGTGACTTCTAGCCCGTCCTCGGGCATATCAATCGCTTGCACATGAGGCTCATAGCGCACCCAAGACGTGCCACGCCCGCCAAGGAAACGATCCTCGACGCAATGCTTCATCGTGCTGCGAAAGTCGGGGTAATGCTCAATCTCGTAATCCAGCGCCCGCTCAATTAGCAAAGAGGCTACTCGCCCAACTTGATCGTTATCGCCAAAGCGACGCGATACATCAGCCTTAGGCAGACGCGCATAGACCGCAGGAATCAGCGTCTGGACATTAGACCATAGGATGTTGAACTTAGCCGTCTCGTTTGTGTTTTGACTGCGGTTGTCGTCCCGATAACGCTTGATGATCTTCTGAGCGCGGGCTTCCCACTTCTTGAAGTCGTTATCGTAGGCTGCGACGTTATGCAGCAGTTTCTGCAAGCCTGTGCTCTGTTCTTCGCTCATTTATTTTTTTCCTTGGCTAACAAGTCAGGTGCTGCCACGCCCATTGCTGCGGCTGTTGCGGCGTTTCTGCGGAATGGGTCAAAGGCGGCAAAGCGGGAACGAAAATTATCTGCATTCTGTGACACAAAATGTTGTCGTTCCGGCATTGATACCACTCCGGCATCTAGCAACCATTGTGGCGTTGCGGGTTGCGTTGCCTGTATTGAATCCTTGCCTAATGCTGACAATTTTTCTAACAATTCTTTATCATCTTTTGCGCCAAGCATTTCATAAGGATTAGATTTCCCTACATTTAGCGTTTTGCCTTTAAGAATTGTTAACGGGTAAATAGTTGCACCCTCTCCCATGTGCGAATAAGTGCTTGCTTCGGGCAAATAATTAGTCGCATACGCGCCCGGACCTTCCGCGCCAGTTTTAGATGATTGCAGTTTGCTTATTGTTGGAACAGGTGAACCATGCGCCCAACCAGTTTCCCCGCCCATAGCTGCTGCCCGTTGTTCTGCCGTATTGTTAGGCGGCAATCCTAGACCACCCTGCTCTACAGGCAACGCTGCCCGTTCTTGGGCTAGGCGCAATGCTTCGTCCTGCGGTGCGACAAACGTACGTCCTGCTTGACGCTCGACCATCGGTAACGCCATACCGGTTTTGAATGCGTAATTTTCAAGTGCTTGCGCTAATTGCGGCGCTGCGTGCTGCCCCAATACTTTTGCGCCCTTCATTGCAGGGCCTGCCAATGGGATTACTGATCCGACAAGATCAACGCCTAGCATCAGCTTTTCAACGTCCTCTTGATTGCGTTTGAAAGCCGGATAACGCTCATCCATAATCGAAGTCGGCGGCATCATGTTAGCCCGCCCTCGCGCACCTTGACGCGCTAGGTTAGGGTTAAGCATTGCAGGCATTTGCTCTTGATACGCTAACGCCGCTGCGATTCTGTCAGCTTCAGCCATTGTTACGCTCCGAGATAGCGCGAGCCTTGGCGCGGGCATCCTCTTTACTGGATGCGCCCCACGCCTTCAATGCCAACGCTAACCGTGTAGGTTCGCCGTTCTTTTCCATCGGGCCAGGCATATTGCCCATGCGGGCAAGGAAAGAAGCTCGACGCGGGTTATCGCCAGCCTTTACGGGAGGCTTTAGCGTTCCTCCGGTCTCAGCGTGATAACTCGCTCGCCCCTTGGCATTCAGTCCACCCTCGGGATTCTTGCCTTCTTTCTTTTGCCATGCAGCAGTCATTTTTTCTCCGGCTTTGCAGTCTTAGCAGCTTCGCGGAAGTCTTTAGCAGTCGGTGCGCCGGGTTCGCCAGGCTTACGCATACGCTCGCCCGAACCGGCCTTGATCCGCTCTTGCTTTGCTAGGATGTTGGCGTACAACCCTGCCTTGTTCACGAGAATACGCCCACGCCGATCACAGTAGCACCCGCGCCGGTAGTGACTTTCCACGCACCACTAGCCGAACACATATTCATCTCGACGCTATACACGCCGGGAACGAGGGTCGCCGAACCCGTCAGCAACGGGATCGAAGTAGCGCCATCAAGCAGGGTCACAGAAGCCGTGGCAACGGTGTTCACGCTGATAATCAGCCTGTGCAGATAGTCGCCGGTTGCGCCAGTTGCACCTAGAACCTGTGCAGTTTGACTAGCCGCTACGGTTTCATACGCATATCGGTACGGATAATTAACGCCGCTCATATTCTTGCTCCTTTAGGTTTAGCAGTTGCCCACATATCGTTGAGGGTAACTGTGTTCATCGGGCCTACCATCAAAGGCTTGTCTCTATCCGGCGCTTTGACTACCGGTTCTTGCCTCCATGCAATCGCCATCATACGAAAAGCATCAGCAGGGTGGCTAGTCCAATCGTGCCTTGGGGTCTGTCTGAAAGCCTTCTTGTCCTCGTCGTACTCGCGTTGGTACTGCTTCAACGCCTCGATGCCCTCGTAACACTTGTTGTCAAACCACACCCGAGGGAGCATGTGCCTTACTGCTTGAATGCCGTCTTGAATCGACAGATCAGGGACGATAGCCAATGACGCAATGCCAAGATGCTGCGCGAGTTGTTCGATGACGCTTTTTCCTCCGCTGGCAAGGGTCTTGGCTTTTGCGTCGTGCGGTAGCCAGTGCTTACCATAGCGATAACCTCTACCCTCGATAACTTGTGCAAGCTCCTCGATGTTTGCGCCCGATACCGCGTAGAAGTCAATAACATGTATCTCTCCCCGGACGACCTGATACCACCAAATAGCCGTGTCGTCCCGATAGCCTAAGTCCCATGCCGTATGCACAGGCAGGTTGGGATCGACTGAAACGCTTGTTACTCTGCCTTCTTGTTCCGCTTCCCTCAATTCTTGACCGTAAAAAGCTCCGAGGATTGCAGCTTCAAATGAGCATTCGTATTCCTGCAAATACTGATCCTCGGACAATTGCGCCCTTGCTGCCGAAAGCTCGGATGGTGGCAACAAGCCCGACGAAGAGGCGGGGAGACGCAGCAGAAACCATTCGTGAGGGTTACGAATGGCGTTTTCATACACCGACCAAAACTGATTTTTCCCTTTGGGCGTACCACCAAAAACCGCCCAACCCTGCTTATCAGACAATGCTGGACGGATGACGTTGCCCCATACGCTAGGCTTAAAGTCGCCATACTCGTCCATGTAGATACCATCAAAACCTAGACCGCGAATCGCATCAGCGTTATCAGCTCCAAATAGCCTGATTTTCGCATCGTTCATCAGGGTAACTGTCAGTTCGGCCTCGTTGCTATCCGCAATAATCGGCTGCGCGAAGTTCTTGAGATAGTCCCAAACTACGCTTTTCGCCTGGCTGCGGTAGGGTGCAATGTAGCCAAATAGTGGGAACGTCGATCGACAAGTCGCCGCTGCCCTAATTACGTCATTGATAGCCGCTACGGTCTTTCCTGCTCGCCGGTGCGCTACGAGACAGCCCCATCGCTGCGTCCTTGCATGAAAAGGCAAGAATGCTTTCCTTGGCGCGTAGGGAAGGATTATTTCGGATCGGCCCATCGGATCGTCAACTCTTGTGGCCCACCCTCCGGCCCTGTGTTTTCATGGCGCTGCGTTTCAGCCCATCGCATCTGCGCCTTAGTCCACCAAATCAACGCGGTCGTATCGCCGGACTGCGCCTTGTTAAACAGCGTCTTGGCTATCTGTGCCGATGCCGTTGCCTTGCCAAGCGCAAGTTCTGTTTCGTAATACTTCCGCAGGGTAACGTGCGATATGCCTAGCAGCGCCCCTATCTGATCGTGGGGCAATCCTAACCCCGCGGCTTGCTTGGCCTGCTCGCGGGTCTTATCGGTCGGTTTGTGCGGTGCTTGTGCCATGTCTTTTATTAACTAAATCATGCCGCTTTATCTAGCTTAACAAACGGTTCATTTGTGCTCTCAAGGAAAGCTGTTTTTCCGGTGAATTCCTGCCAACGCTGAACGATAACGTCGCAGTATTTGGGGTCAAGTTCCATACTGTAGTTAATTCTTCCGGTTTTTTCGCAAGCAATTAATGTTGATCCGCTCCCGCCAAACAAATCAAGAACTATGCAGTTTTGAACGCTGCTGTTTTCTATAGCTCGTTGGCACAACTCTACCGGCTTCATTGTTGGGTGAACTTTTGTTTCTGCTGACCTATCACAATGCCAAAGCGTTGTTTGTTTACGGTCTTTAACTCTTACTCTGCCAGCTCCTTCTTTCCACCCAAACAAACAAGGTTCGTTTTGCGAATGGTAATCGCCTTGAGACATAACTAAAGACGGTTTCACCCACTGAATGGTTGGTGGTCTTGCTTGTTTAAATCCTGCCTTGCGAAAAGCTGTAATAAATTCTAACGCGGTAATATCTGCGTGCCAAACGTAAACATTACTTCCTGCATGCAACACTGTGTAAGCACACGTCAATGCGTCAATTAAAAACTGCTCAAGTTGAGCATCTTTCAAATGATCATTTGGTACTCCTTCATAATCAACGCCATAAGGTGGGTCGGTGTGCAGCAAATTTGCTTTTTGCCCATCCATCAATTTCTCAACAGCATCAACACTTGTTGAATCCCCGCACATCAAGCGATGCTTTCCAAGTATCCAAACATCGCCAAGTTTTGTTACAGGCTCAACCGGCACTTCGGGGACGGCATCCTCGTCGGTCAAACCCTCAACCACGGTCGGGGTCAAAAGCGCGTTGATTTCGTCCGTTGAAAATCCCGTCAACGACAAATCAAAATCCATGTCCTGAAGATTGCCCAACTCGAGGGCCAGCATTTCGTCATCCCAACCGGCATTTAAAGCTAGCTTGTTGTCAGCAATAACGTAAGCCCGCTTTTGCGCGTCTGTTAGATGGCTAAGCCGGATACATGGCACTTCGTTCAGTTGCAGCTTACGCGCCGCTAGAAGCCGTCCGTGGCCAGCAATGATGCCGTTCTGCTCGTCAATTAGGATCGGGTTGGTGAAGCCAAATTCTTTGATGCTGGCGGCAATTTGCGCCACTTGCGCGTCGTCATGGGTGCGCGAATTCTTGGCAAATGGGATCAGCTCACCAAGTGACAAATGTTCAATGTTCACTTACCCATCCGTTTCATCGCTTCGGCTAACTTCTTGCCCTTGTCAGCCTGATTAAATTCCTTGGCTACTTTGACCGGCACGCCGACCTTCTTGGCGAATTTAGGGTCATGTGCAGCCGCCGCCATCATGCGGGCTTGAGCGGGTGAGTGGCTAGGCATTATTTCAAAAACCTTAGTTTGTAGAGCGTCGAATCAATCTGATCCGCGATTTCGTCCACAATGTTCTGAAGCTGGCTTTCGCTTGGCAGGTCTTTGCGGATATCGTCAACAAAGTCTTTGATTTGCGTCAGGTACTTGACCGGTTCTGTGGCTAGGTGGAAGTCCTTGGGGTAGTTCGTGATGATGTCGTAACACCCTTGGTACGCTTCTGCCCACTTGTCTGCAAGCTCGACAATTGCGTCGTAATACTCGCCTAGCGCCATGTGCTGTGCGAATGATTTGGTTTGCAAGTGCATGAAATGCGTCACGGTTGCCGAGTGAAAGAGAACACTAACAAACGCTGCCGCTGATTCGTTGTATTTCGCCATTTTTCACCCTTTTTCAGCAATTTCACAATGATAATTGCAATTTTTTAGGCTGTCAAGCGCGTAATTTGACCATTTGAGCAATCATGATTTCGACCGTATC